GGAATGCATTGGAGCAGGCCGCCGTCAGTGATAGAGATAAGAACTTCCATTACATTCCCGGAACTGTGGTCTCCGTTTCGGATTTCGACGAAAACCGCTGGAACGAGTGCAGCACGGGCATCCATTTCTATATCACCCGCGAAGAAGCGGTGAGGCACATCCTATGAAGAAACTGACCCGGGAAGAGCGGCGCCGCCGGAGCCAGAGGCGGTTGCAGCTGATTACATATCTTCTGTTCCTATTACTTCTGCTGGCGTGGCTGGGAAGCTACCTGATTATGACGGTGGAAGCGGAACTACCCGCTATGCACAAGCCAGACCCCACCGCGGAAGACGGCAGCCTCCCTGGCGACAATACCACGGCCACCACTCGCTGTTATCTGACAGGGGAAGAGATGGAGGCCGCCGAAAATGAGCTGATCGAAGCCGCTTTGCTGGCCCGGTCTCACAAGCTGGAGGACGTGACCATCACCTTCTACTGCTGCGAGGAACGGCCCCACATCTGTGGGACAGGCTCCGGCATCACAGCCAGCGGCAGGCGTGTAACGCCCTATGTGAGCTGCGCCGTGGATACGGACATTATACCGCTGGGCAGCACCATCATGATCGAGTACAACGGCGAGATGGCCTATCTGCGGGCGGATGATACCGGGACGGCAGTCAAGGAAGACCACATTGACATTGCCGTCAAGGAGCACCAGGAAGCCTTATCACTGGGAGTAAAAACGGCGGATATCTGGTGGTGCGAAGAATGAACGCACATGCGAAACGCCCAAGAGGCGAGTTAGGTCCCTGCCCAAGATGTGGCCTGTATTCCGGCCAGCGATTGGCAATCGAGGGCAACCCGGATATGTTCCTGGTGGCCTGCGACGCCTGCGGATGGCGAACTCGGAAATTTACTGATATAAATCACGCGGTGAGAGCTTGGAATGAAGGGAGAACATGACATGACACTTTACGAGATCGATAAGGCCATTACTGATCTGGCAGACCCGGAGACTGGAGAGATCACCGACTTTGAGGCGCTGGACAATCTCCAAATGGCGCGGGACCAGAAGATCGAGAACATCGCCTGTTACTACAAGAACTTGGTTTCCGATGCGGAAGCCATCAAAGCGGAGAAGGAGGCCCTGGCGGAGCGGCAGAAAGTGGCAGAGAACAAGGCGGCGCGGCTCAAGGAGTATCTCTCTTACGCGCTACACGGGGAGAAGTTCTCCACGCCGAAATGCGCGGTGACGTTCCGAAAGACCACTTCCGTAAATGTGGACAACCCTTCCGCCGCCATCGAGTGGGCGGAGCTGAACGGGCATAAGGAGTGCATCCGGTACAAAGCCCCGGAAATCAGCAAGAGCGAGCTGGGCAAGGTCCTAAAGGCTGGGCAGGAAGTGCCTGGGGCTGTCTTGGTTGAAGGGATTTCTGTGGGGGTGAAGTGATGAACCTTGACATTTACAACAATGTCCGGGCCGTCCCCGCAGAGGCCAAGAAGGAGATCAGAGGTGGGCGGCTGAACGGAAAGACCGATATCAACCCTATGTGGCGCATCAAGAAGCTGACGGAGCAATTCGGCCCATGTGGCATTGGCTGGAAATACACCATTGACCGGGAGTGGCTGGAGACCGGGGCCAACGGGGAAATCTCCGCATTCATGGACATCTCACTGTACTACAAATACAACGGCGAGTGGTCCGAGGCAGTTCCCGGTACCGGCGGCAGCGCCTTTATCACAAAAGAGAAGAGCGGTCTGTACACCTCTGACGAGTGCTACAAGATGGCCTTGACGGATGCCCTCTCCGTGGCTTGCAAGGCCCTTGGGATCGCCGCTGACGTGTACTGGGACAAGGACAAGACGAAGTATGACAAGACCGATATTGTGGCGAAAGTCGATGTCACCACATGCGAGAAATGCGGGAAGGTCTTGGAAGCGTACAAGGACTCCAAAGGCGTCACGGTGTCGATCATGAAGCACGTGAACGCCAGCATGGAGAAGTTCGGGCACGTCTACTGCCTGGACTGCATTAAGGAGATGAACCATGATTGATTTGATCTCCGAGATCGGTCAGAAAAGCAAGCTGTTGGACGCCGCCGTGCAGGAGCTTGGGAAGCGCGGACGCTCCTATGCCCAGTCTGAACAGGAATACCGGATCGCCCTGGCAAAGAGAATTTTGGATGAACGGTCCAAAGGTACGCCGGTAACGATCATCTCCGACATCTGCCGTGGAGACCGGGAAATCGCAAAGCTGCGGTTTGAACGGGACTGCGCAGAGGTCGTTTACAAATCCGCCCTTGAAGCAATCAATGCCATGAAGTTGCAGCTTCGAATGCTGGATGCACAGGTGGAAAGGGAGTGGGGACATGCGGGCAGAGACTAAGGCAACATCTATTCCTCCGGAAGTCAAGAAAGCCGTGTACATCCGGGACAATGGCTTCTGTGTGCTGTGCGGCTCTCCATATGGTGATCCAGTGGCCCATGTGGTCCGCCGGAGCCAGGGCGGAAAGGGGATCGAGAGAAATATCGTGACCCTCTGCCCGGCCTGTCACAGAGCCTATGACGAGGGCGCGAACATCCAGAGGCTAGGACGAGGCACCACCAGAGAAAGCCTGTACTGCTATCTGGTGGCGTATCTGAAAGGGTTTTACCCGGACTGGAACCGGGAGGATATGATCTATCACAAAGGAGTCGAAAATGCTGAATAAATGTTTTTTGCTGGGCCGGATGACGAAAGACCCGGAAATCAGACGGACAAACGGTGGGACGGCTGTCACATCCTTTACACTGGCCGTAGACCGGGATTTCAAGACCAACGGGGAGAAGGAGACGGACTTCATTGAAGTGGTTGCGTGGCGCAACACGGCAGAGTTTGTCTCAAAATACTTCTCCAAGGGCCGTATGGCGATTGTAGAGGGACGGTTACAGATCAGAGAGTGGACGGACAAGAGTGGGAACAAGCGCCGTACAGCGGAGGTTGTGGCCGACAACGTGTACTTCGGAGACTCCAAGAAGGAGAATAAGGAAGCGCCGGAATACAAGCAGGCTGATTTTGCGGAAATCTCGGAGGAAGACGGCGAGCTGCCGTTTTGAGGTGACACGATGGCCAGAAACTATGCTGCACTCCCATGGGAATACAAAAGGGAGATGTCTGCACTCAACGATGCAGAGTTCGGTCGGCTGTGCAGGGCTTTGCTGGAATACAGCGAGTCAGGGACGCCGATAGCACTTTGTGGCAATGAGCGGTTTTTTGCCGAACGTGTCATGATGCAGGAGGACCGTTTTAAGGAGTCCTATACCAAAAAGGCGGAGAAAAACAGGGAAAATGGGGTTAAGGGCGGGAGGCCTAAGAAAACCGAAAAAAACCCAAAGAAACCCAACTTAACCCAAAAAACCGAAACCGAAACCGAAACCGATACTATCTCTCCTAACAGAGAGAATAAATCCCCCCTATCGTCCCCCCAGGGGGAACGGTTTGACAGGTTTTGGGCTTTGTACCCAAACAAAACCGGGAAAAAGAAAGCCAGGGAGTCTTGGGAGAAACTGAAACCGTCAGAAGAGCTGACAGAAACCATTTTGGATGCCGTTTCCAAACAGAAGCTATGGCCAAAGTGGCAGAAAGACGGAGGACAATATATCCCAAATCCCGCCACTTGGCTAAACCAGGGGAGATGGGAAGATGAACCACCCGAAGGAGGAGAAGATCCATTTGCCAAGTTTACCTGATGCTTCCCGTTGGCTGCTTTACGACGAGATCGCCATGGACACCCGGAAAACGCTGTGGTTTGTGGCGGACGCCCAGGATGTGACAGCCCTGGACAACCAGAACGCCGTTTGCCTTGCCTACGGAGCGGGCTTTGAGAACTTCCGGGATGCTGAACCATTCTTGAGTGCCTTCCCATCTGTGTTTTTGGCTCTGTCCGACCGTGATACGGCCGAAGCCGTGGCGGACGCACTCAAAGAATACGCGCCATCTGTGGCTGTGCTGCTGCCAAAGGAAGGGGCCTTCGGGAAATGTTCCCGTATCCGGGACGTGCTGGCTTCCGGCGGCAGGAAGGCCGTGGACCACCTGCTGCTGGGGGCCGTGGAACAACCCATGGACGGTCTGTTGGACCTGGCGGACGTGGAGCGGAGAGACCCCAGCGCATCCGTCGCCGTCATGTCCGGTCTAAAAGCACTGGACCAGTCCATCGGAGGCTTTGCCCCATCGGAGCTGTCCGTGTGGACTGGAAAGCGCGGCAGCGGCAAGTCCACGCTACTGTCCCAGCTGCTTCTAAATGCCATCGACCAGGGCTTCCCGGTCTGCGCATACTCCGGGGAACTGTCGGCCTGGCGCTTCAAGCAGTGGGCCATGCTACAGGCCGCCGGGGCCGGGCATATCGAGCCGAAGCGGGACCCGGTGTCCGGGAAGCTGTATTACTACACGCCGAAGGAGATCGCGGACCGGATCGACGGTTGGTGGAAGGGAAAGTTTTTCCTGTACGACAACCGGGTGGCTGGTGCTGGGGACGAGGACAGTATCATTTCCGTGTTCGAGTATGCCGTCCGCCGGTTCGGCTGCTGTGTATTCCTTGTGGACAATCTGATGACCGCCCGATTCAGCGACCAGAGCGACAAAGATTTTTACCGGGCACAGAGCCGGTTTACGGGGCGGTTGGTGGAGTTCGCCAAAAAAAACGAGGTGCACGTGCATCTGGTAGCACACCCCCGGAAGGGCGACAACGACAAAAAGAAGCTGCTGACCGCGGACGACATCGGCGGGTCGGCGGACATCACAAACCGGGCGGACAACGCCTTTTCGCTGGAACGGATGGAAGAAAAGGACATCGCGGCCTATGGGTATGACGCCGGGCTGAGCATCCTGAAGAACCGGTCCTACGGCTCCACAGCCAACATACAGCTGGTCTATGATGCCCGGTGCCGCCGGTACACAAAGAAGGGAGAAAGCGATGGAGTCTATGGCTGGGAACGCTGACTGGGCCGCCTATGAGCGGGAGAAGAAAAAGCTCCAAGGACTGCCGCCCGAGGAATATGAGGCGGCCTTGAAGGAGCTGGCAAGGAGGATGGGGATTTGATTTTTGAAATTCCGTATCCGCACATCAAGGGGGGAAAAGCGGACTGGAACAAGCGGTTTGGCCTGAATGCGTATTATGCCGGGAAACATTGGTCACAGCGGAAAAAGGACGCGGAGGAACTCCACTCTCTGGCGCTGTGGTCTATGAAAAAGGCGCATATCCGGAAACAGTTCGTCAAAGGCCCTGTCGAAGTCATTTTCCGCTGGAACGATGGGCTTGATGTGGACAACCACGCCGTCATGGGCAAGGCATTTTTAGACGCCATGAAAGGCTACATACTGCCAGACGATAACCGGGAATGGGTGCGGAAAGTTTCTCACGAATTTTGGGAAAACGAGAGTATACAGGTGGAGGTAAGGCCCTATGGGCGAACTTGAACAATACTTGGTCCCCATCCGGCGGTATTCAGCCAACCCCTGCATGGATTGCTGCTGCCCGATCAGCAAGTGTCCATGGCTGCGCGAGGGAAAGCCAGTACCGGGCTGGACGGCCAAGAAACGGACGTTCATTGTTGGGAGAGATCAATACGGCGTAAAGCATTGGGTGACTACATACGCCATCGAGAGCTGCCCGCTGGAACAAGGTAAAGGGAAGAAGGAAGAGCAGTGGAGGAAATAACGCTTTTTCGGGAGGAAAAAATCAGTGAGATCAAGCTAGATATCTATGGTGTACCTGATTTATCTAACTGGCCGCAGATTTTTGAAATCCAAAACACAGCACAGAAATGCTACTATGCATTAAAGCAGCATGAAAAAGTCATGTGTTCGATTTCCGGAGGTTATGACAGCGATATTGTTCTGGACTTGGTCATTCGGTGTGGAGGCC